TTTCATTTCTTTTCTTGCGCGGAGCGTCCTCAAATTCATATTTGTTTCAACGAGTGCTGCTTGTGCCTCTGCTATTTTGGCATTGTATTTAGATATTTTCTTTGCCTGCGCCGCAGAATACATAGAGCCAAATCCTTCTAATATGCTGCCTACCGCTGATATATAACCTAATCTTTGCGCCGCTGTAAGTGCCATAATTAACTCCTCAACTTTCGGAAACTTCCGATTTTATCACTATACATAGAATATTCAACGGCAAGGGGTCGCTTTGCCTGATGAATATTTCATCGTCGCTGCTCCAACCTGATTTAAAATGTTTTGCTACATCGCCTGTAATCATAGCAGGCGGCTCGCCAAGCGGGTCATTGACATTACCGAAGAATACGGTATGGGGGTTATCCTCATCAACGCCTATTTCAAGCCCTAAACTCCTGTGAACCCTTACAGTGCTTAAATAAATCTTGCGTTTCTTGGTCTGCCCTGTTCCTTGCGCGCTCCCATCGCTTAATTTTAATAATTGCAAATCACCATTATAAGGAAGCCCTGCGTGGACAACCGCTGCCTTGCGGATTAAATTTATCGCTCCTGATACAACCTTAAATGTCTGCTGGTCTGCCGGAAGCCCCGCATCAACAGCTACGGATACTGTTTCGCCTTCCAAGTGGTCTAATCCTGATATAGCGGTTACCATTGACCTTATCTCACCGCCGGATATATAATCATCAAAACCAGAACCATCTATCAAATTGTCGTCTAAATCTGTAATTCTAAACGATGTCGCTCCCGCAGCTGATACTTTATAGAAATTACCATTTAACTGCGTCATTCCCACGACATTATCTATTTTTATCTGTTGTGCTTCAGCAAAGCTCGCGCCTGAAAAAGTTATAACTACCGGATTTGCGGTTGATGCCGCTGACATAGTTATCGGGTTGTCTAATGTCAAGCTGCTGTCAAGCCGGACAGCGTCCCAATCATCAACAAAATCCTCATCGCTGAAATACTCAACATAGCGGACATATCCACCGTTGATATATCTTTTAACGACTACCCATACCTGGTCTTCATCATTCTCCTGCGGAATGATGGCTATTGACTCAAATACACCGCTTCCCCTGCTATCGCGCCCAGCTGATAACCTGCTCCATCCGACAACATCCTGTTTGACATTTCTTGTTAATACGGCAATCTGTCCGTCATTTCTTACTATCCAAATCCTGTCATTTGGGGCTTGCTGATGAGCTATGTCTTTTGCGCCTGCTCCGTCTCTTAATATATGGTCTGCGAGTAAATTGGCGTCATCGGCATCCTGCCCGTCAAGCTCAAGAGAATATCCAAGCTCTCTCAACCTGTTAAGGTTGCGCTGGACATAATAAATATAAGCCCCGATAGTATTCGGCCTTAATGCGCTTGCCCCATAATTGGTATCTAATTTAATGTCAATATCACTTGGAGTTATGATGCCCGCGTTCCCTCTTGCCGAGAAAGTCCCGCCGAAAGTCCCTATTGATAACGCTCTGGGGGTAGATATAAGCCACTTAATAGCGTTTAATTCTAAAGAGGCAACCTTAAATGTTACGGCATCGGCATCATCAGAACCTGTCTCAAAATCATCATAAGCTCCGACATAAGAACCCCAGATATTTTGTGATTGATGAGTTGTAGCCGCATAGAATAATCTCTGTTCGTGGAAACATACAGTCGCAGGCCAGCCCCTATAATCGCTAAAAGCTCCCTCTGACCAATCAGTAGTAGCCGCAGGGCCTGTGGCTAAATTACCGGCTGAACCATCCGGCTCTGCCTGAACAGTGCCTATGACTATTTGAGCTGTGCTTACAGATGTAATACGCACTACACCGCTCTTAACCCGCCATAAAGCCCCTGAATGAGTAGCTACAAATATCCCGGTTGACGCGGTAAGCGTGGTTGCGCCTGTATCGCTTGAGGGTGTTATTGTGGTTGCGGTTATATTACTATCAAGAAATGGGCCTCTCACAAAAGGCACTTCAGTAAGAGTAAATACTACTGCGGATGTCCTTTGCAGTTTTCTTGATTTATGCGAGGAATGAGTAATATACATTACATCGTTTTCCTGCGCGTAGTTAAGGTCAAAAATCTGCGCTGGGGTATATGGAGTAGTTATCTCAACAGCCGCTCCACCAGATACTACCTGCGCCTGGTTAGCGTAAAAGCGCATATATAAATCGCCAATCTCAACAATATATGCCTGTGTGGTAGATACCTGAAAAGGTATAATGCGCGTTGCTTTGGCTGATGTCTTTACCTCTGAAACAAATTGTGTTCCCGGACGGAATAAAGCCCCACCTACCTGGTCTATCAACCAATTTAATAATGTCTTACAGGCATTAACATATTTTGCTAAATCAAATCTTCCGTAAGATTTAGGCGAGATCTCGCCGGCGGTAAAATTATTTTGAGTCGCAGTTGTTTTCATTGAATATACCTCTTTATATCCAAGGATGCCATGTCTCTAAATTACCTGCTGTTTCATACATACCTGAACCTGTAAGCCGCGCCCTTTCCCATTCATCCTGTATGGGCTTCTGCGGACTATCCTGTTGTGAGTCAGAGGCAATAGCTCTTGGTAATCTTATAGTTTCATATTCTTTGAATAATGTTTCTGCCATACCTTTTGAGTCATTAAAAGCAAAACATATCTCTGAAGCAAGGCGGGTGGCAAAGGCAGTAATAAATTGAGGGGAATATTTTGTCGGGTCGTCAACTCTGGCGGTATAAATAATTTTTAATTCATCAAGGTTACAAAGTATTCCGTCATTTTCAATCTTTGTTATTACTTCCCTTGAATTAGTATAATTTAATTTTATAAAATCGGATGGCTTAGCGAATACATAATTAAGTCCGTCATCTGTCATAGCCGGAGTTGTATCTAATAAAGCAAGTTGCGCCCTCTTCTGGGCGAAAGTCCAGGGATGCTCCGCTAATAACTCATCAAGTATATAATTCCATACCGCGCTTATCTTGCGCGCTTCTTCGCTTTCTTGAGCAAAAGAAGTAATCCTCTCTGCCCCTATTTTAGTAAGAGCCATATTAGCGATAGATAGCTTACTTCTTGTGTCGCTTACCTCGCTGATTGCGAACCCTTGAGCAATCAACCTAAGCGATTCCTTTAATGATAAAGTAGTGTTATTTACTACTATTGTATAAGTATCTTCTGTGAGGGGAGTAAACGCTTTAATCCAGTTAGTATCAAAATCAAATTCCATACTGCCGGAAGCAGAAGCGGCTTGAAATTCAGAAGTGGTAAAATTATAATAATAATCGTCTGTATCCCTGCGGATTGTTATTGTTACCGTGTCCGTTGAAATGCTATTCTCAAAAGAAACAGGTATTAAAAACTCTTCTCCGACGGCTATCCTGAATATATTTATCATTTTTCCCCCAAACTATTCTTACAATATGCCAAAAACATTTGGAATGTCCCTATGCCCCAGCCCATAAAAGGATGTTGCCCTGATAACCTTATTGCCTCAAGCCACGCTGGGCCGCGCACAAGAGGAAACCAATATATTACACGCCTGAATATTGCATATGTAACTACATTCTCCTTTAAGTTAGGGGCAAAGGATTGCTCCTCTGCCCCATTCTGTGCTTAGTCCTTGGTGTAGAAAATTGCTAACTTGATTGTTCCTGTTGCCGCTGATGCGCCGGTTGTATGGATTACAACCTGATTATCGCCACTTGCTGTGCCGATAACATAATCCTGGCCGTCAACCATTTCCAAACGCTGGAATACGACTGCGCCTGAGCCAGCAACGGAAGCATAACGGTCAGCATCATTGCTGTCACCTACCTCAAGGGTGTTATTTGCATTTAAGGTAGAGTCAAAGGACAAGATAATTTCCTGTATTCTTGCGCCTGCCGGTAATTCTCCGCCCATTGTAATGGTGGAGTTTGTTGCTAATGCAGATGCCTCATAGCTGTCAACAATACACTTTAAGCGCGCATCCTGCACACCTTCAGCGCATTGATTGGCAATACCGCCTGCGGCTATCTTTGTGGCCTGAACTCCTAATACTTCTGACATGGTAAATCCCTCCTTGTTGGGTTAATTACTTTCAGCTCTCAACACAAGCAATTTCAACAACTCTTTCTTCTTCTAACCTTGTTGCGCCTAACGCTATACGGACATAAACCTGCCAAGCGTAGTTCTTATCAGGCCTTTCAGTCAAGCGTCCTTCAGCTTCTTTCTGAATGGCTAACTGCATACCTTTTTTCTGCCATGCGTAGCAAAGCCTGCGGCTTGAACCATCTGTCCCGAGTTGCTCTGTGTGAATAAATTTGAACCCGCAGAAAGTATCAATTTCACCCTGAACAAGAGCTTTAACTGTGTTGTAATCAGAACTTGTAACCTGTGTGGTATTTAACAAATCCTCAACCTGCTTGGAAGAAACAGCAATAAACCTGTCTTCTTTTTCAACTTCCGCGGCATCAAGAATTTGTTTTGCGTCAAGTAGTTTAGCGATTGTTAAACCGCCGCCTACTGTGGTCTTCTGCGCTGAACCGAGAGTTACAGAAGTAGAGCCGGTCTTTCCGGTATATGCTGTGGCGTTAAAAGCTGCGATGATGATTGAATCAACCTTGCGATTGATAGCTGCTTTCTTGGCCTGCATATAGGTTGATTTGGGGTCAACCAACATCTGAAGGGCCTCAAATGGGTCTTCAAGGGTGTTAGATACGAAATAACGCGGGGTTACTTTACGCCTTCTGTGGTCGGCATCCTGAACAGGTGTATCTTGCAACCTGCTGGAAATCTCAACCATTGAGTCAGAAGCATATTGGTCGTAATACTTTTCTTCGCCTACCCAGTTGGTATCAACCATAACTGCGGAGCGAAGACGATTATCCATTTGCTGTGCCAGCATGGTAATCGTGTCTTGATACTGCTTTACAAACGCTGTTGAAGGTGCGGCCATCGTAATTCTCCTTTTTTAGTTAATATTATCAACTCCAGCGTGTCCAAAAAAGGGGCTGTCAAAACTTTACTTTGGGCCTACCTTAACAGCAGGGTATCCAATGATGATTTGCTACTTTAGAGATTGGCTATTTGGCTTTGGGGGCTTTTGCTTGTCCCTTGGCTTCTTCGCCAGTTGTCTCCACTACAAATTTATATGCTGCCTCCGCTACCGAGAATATCTCACCTGTGGTCAATCCTGATTTAGCGGCAGTAGGCATTACAATCTCAACACATTTTAATCTTATCTCTTCCCGGTTCATTTCTCGCCCTCCGGGTATGCAATATCATAAAGCGCTTTGCGTTCTTTGATTAACTTCGGATATTCAGGGTTGTTCTGATCCATTGCCATAATCCTCTTATTAATATCATCAATCTTCTGCTTGGCGTCAGTTGCAGTAGTTGATAAATCGCTAAACTCTCCGTGATTAATGCTATCCTCTGACATTTTCTTGCCTATGCTGGCAAGAACTTTTAATACAGCGGGATTATTGCCTAAATCACCGAATGCCTCTTGCGCTTCTTTGCCTCCGAATTTCTCAACAATGCGCTTTGCAAGTGTAAGATTTGCGGCGAACTCCGGCCCCCATTCAGCACGCAGTTTAGTTTCTGCTTCTTTTGTCGCTGTAATAGTAAGCTCATCCTGCTTGGCAAGATTAGCTGATAATGCTTGCATATACCAAGCATGCAACCCGTCAGCTTGCCCCTGTGTAAGTCCTAATTTATGGGATAATCCGGCAAACGCAGCCGCGCCTTCAGGAGTAACTTTTATTGCAGGATGCAATTTCTCAATGGGAGTAAATTTATATCCATCCGGTTTTTCAGGGCGTCCTAATGAATTATAAAACTTGTCTTTCTCT